GTCCACTATAATCATCTTATTGTCGTGTAAATAAATAATTCCACATAAAACATTTTTCCGCATTTGGGATTGTAAAGAATGATAATTCCATTCTTCACTTAACACTGGTTCATATGTATTTTGTAATAAATCATTTACGACAATATTACAATACGTTTTCTCAGTTTTCCATGAAGAAACAGAACAAATAAAGGTGAATAAAAGTAAAAAAGAATACATCTTATTTATGTAATATTTTAAAACCTTTATATATTTATTAATAATAATCATTTAGGCGCCCTGGTTGATTTTTAATGTATTAATTATGTAATATAATGAGCAATACAGGAAGTGGAATTGCCGATCCAGTCAGCGGAATTAAAAAATTATTTAATTTTAATCCAATTGAATATATCAAACAAAGCAACACTTTAAATTATTTGATTTCTACGGGAAAATACGATGTACCGTACGCATTTATGGGGATAGTTACAGCAATGATTGGTTCGTTTACCTATGTTACATATATGGATTATTCTACAAGTCCTCGTGACGAAGAAGAAAACGAAGATGAAAACGAAGATGAAAACGAAGAGACAATGCTGGGTAGTTTAGTAGACAATGTAAACGAAGAAGAAGAAGAAAATGTAGAACCAGAAGAAAATGTAGAACCAGAAGAAAATGTAGAACCAGAAGAAAATGTAGAACCAGAAGAAAATGTAGAACCAGAAGAAAATAAGGAACCAGAAGAAAATAAGGAACCAGAAGAAAATAAGGAACCAGAAGAAAATAAGGAATCAGAAGAAAACGAGAAAAAGGGTGGGAAAACAAAAAAGGGTCGTAAATCAAATAGACGTTCAAAGAAAAAGAGAACTAAACAGAAATAAAATTGATATATATAGTACAGTACTTCATATTATGACAATACGCATAATATGAATCCAATAAAAGACTTAGCATCATTTGCTGACAATATAAAAGAATATTTAGACACATACGATTGTCATTATGTATATGTTTCACTCGGGAGTAAATACAATGAACAAACTGTTCATTTTCAATGTCCAAAAAAAACACAATATTCAAATGCATTGAATCAAATGATCCCCAATTTTACATATTCATTGTCTTGTGAAAAAAATACTCTGTTGATCGTAATTGATGATTTTCATGACAGTAAATCATTACTACAAAATCAACAACGTCTCTTGCTTATAAGCAAAGATTTTCCACAAATGAATATTTTCCTATTTGATTACATAATCACTTTACAAAATGTTGATCAATTAATAAATATGCTGATGAATACAGTAAGTATGAAAATACATCCGGAACAATTTATGATATGTAACTATATTTGCTTTAAAAATCCAAATCTTCAAGATTTTCAGTTAGAACAACAATTGCCTCCCACTATTCATATTTTATTGAATAAATTTCAAGGAGGAGAATATAAAAAATGTTTTCATCAATGGTATGGATATACGTACTATACATTCCACTACGTATATAATTATGAAGCATATCGTCATTTATATATGTTTCATATAAGTCCAATCTTTCATTTGTTAGACAAAACACTGAATGACTCATTGGATGACTTTAATATCGAAATAGTAGATTTATTTATAAAACGTCATCCGCAAAACAGTGAAAAATGGAACCAATTTAAGCAACATTCATTGTCTATTTTGTAAATGCTCAACACACCTAATAAAAAAATCATTTGTAGTTTTAAGGTCACTGCCACTAGTCATATCGTCGGGAAAATAATGTTCATTCTCAGGATAATATGCCAAAATGGTTGGAACGCCATTTACTACGCGTTTTTTTTTGTAAAATCCATACAAATCAACATTTTCATCAATATCAATTAGTGCGATTTGTACTTGTTCGGGCATCTTTTGTAACCAACTCATTACCAATGGTTCTATTTTCTTACATGGTCCACACCACGTAGCACCTAATTTAATTAAAATAAGACCATTGTTTTGTTGAAGTAGTTCAGAAAGAACTTGTGAATTAGGAATCTTAGTAATAACGGGCATAATAATATATATAACGGTTGTTTATTTATATATATTACTCAAACGAATTATTTACATCCATTGAATAATTTGGCAAGACTATGAAGAATTCCTTTGCGTTTTTTATTTGTAGTTTGCATTGCTAATAAACGAACACTTGTGTCAACAATATCAAACAAACAGTTTAATAAATGTATATCTTCATTACTAATCGGAATTAATTGTTCATCAATTGCTAAACGAAACAATATTTTCAATACAGAACCACAAAGTTCTGCATCAAATGTAATAGTAGTAGATCGTAATATTTCATATAAACGCACGATTAAGACCATGAGTTTGGGAACATCTTGAGCATCTATTTTATCGTCACGAACAATGTCTTTCAATAATTGTTCCACATCATCATAAAAATCACCCATAGACAACAATTCATATAAAACCACTTTTACTTCAGAAGGAATAGAAAGTGACTGAGTTTCGGTTGGTTCGTCTGCGATAAAAAGGGCAACAAGCGATGACAATGTTTTTACATCTATTACTAAATCACTGACTTCTAATTGTTCGATTGGTTCATCTTTTATAGTAGGAAGTTCCAATGCCTGTTGTTCTTCATGTACTAGTTTATCAGATTCATGAACTTCATTTAATAAACGAGAGGATTCATCCATAACGTTTTGTTGATGTTCTTGGAAAGATTCAATGACTTCGTTATGTAGGTCCAATTTTTCCTCGGTTAAAGTGGGTGGAACTGGAGGTAAAGTAGAAGTATCTACTGGTCTAGACTCTGGTGGGAAGACAGGCAATGAATCTATGTGTTCACTCATTATATAATATAAATGAGATTTTAATGTTAAATAAAAAAGGGTTATTTAGTTAAAAGGTTACAAAACAAAATTTTTTAATTTACTACTGCTACTGGAATTTCCTCGTCTTCCTCTCCGTCTTCTCTTCTATTTTCGCGCTGAATCGCGTTACACAAACGTGTGCCCTGATTGTTCATACCCAATTCTGTCCACTTATTCATCTTGTCGTTCAAGACAAGATTATTGTTGAAAACACTCATGTAATTGGAATGGAGTTGCGCATTTGCGTAGCGCAAATTACAAATATCCTTCTCCAAAGTATTGGCGTAATCGGCACTTACCATTGAAACATCACCTTCGTGTTCCTGTCTCTCAAGTTCCTGCTCCATGAAGGCAATTTCCTCCTCGGTGAAGTCGGGTTCCACATATTCACCGTTGTTGCTGGAACCATCGTATTGGCGCTTCGAGTTCAGGAGCACCCAAAACACGTGCTCGCTACGTCCATATGGCAACTTTGTGCTGACGTTGTTAGAGATATTGTTATGAATGTTCATTGCAAAATCCGACTGGTATAGCGCCTCAAAGAACACGTACGCCTTGTTTTGACGAGGACCATTCTTGGCGTTCTGAGAAACAAGTTCCACATGCTTGACACGTCCGACGTTCATGCGATGAAATGTCTCCGAAATCATGGGAGCAGTGATGTTGGCGTACACGCTAGGGATGTATAGAGAGAATGCTGACATATTGTATAAAGTTCTTTTTCAAGTTGATTGATTGATACTACTACCTTAATGTGAAAAAGGAGTATCAATTTTATGTACTTTTTGGGTTTTATTTAAATTCGTAAGGATCTAAAAATCACAGTTTAATTCGAATTCATCGCCGTCGATTTTCTTATTTGCTAAGGCATATTCTGAATTGGTACGTTCAAAAAAATTTACTTTGGACTCGACACTAATTAGTTCCATAAAATCAAATGGATTTTGCGAATTGTATATTTTATCGTACCCCAATTGAAGACATAAACGATCCGCAACAAATTCAATATATTGAGTCATTAAAGTTGCGTTCATACCAATCATGCGGCAAGGAATTGCTTCACAAATAAATTCCTTTTCAATTTCGACTGCTTCTTTGATAATTTCATGAATGCGTTTTTTAGACAATTTTGATTGAAGTTTTTTGTATAGTAAAATAGCAAATTCGGTATGAAGTGCTTCATCACGTGAAATTAATTCATTTGAAAATGTTAATCCTGGCAGAATCCCTCGTTTTTTGATCCAATAAATAGACGCAAAAGACGACGAGAAGAAAATGCCTTCAATCGCAGCAAACGCAACAAGACGAGCTCCAAAAGATGATCGTTTGTCTTCAATCCACTTTTTGGCCCAATCTGCCTTCTTCATAATACATGGAAAATTGCTAGTTGCGTGAAACAGGTGGTCTTTTTCAACACTATCTTTAATATAAGTATCAATCAGTAAACTATACATTTCAGAATGAATGTTTTCCATGGCAATTTGAAACCCGTAAAAACTGCGCGCTTCGGCAATTTGTACATCTCCCATAAAACGCAACGCCAAATTCTCCAATACAATGCCATCCGACGCAGCAAAGAATGCTAGAACCATAGAAATAAATTTTTTTTCATCGGGTTTTAATTTCTCCCAATCCCCCAAATCTTTCGATAAATCCACCTCTTCAGCGCGCCAAAAACAATCGACTTGTTTTTTATATAAATCCCAAACATCACTATATTGCAGTGGAAACATGACAAACCGGTCATCAGTAACCTCAAGGATAGGTTCAATAGTTTTAGCAGAACTCATTATGTTTAAATAATATATTGGTTATATATTTATGTTCTTTTCCAAGAATATTATGGAGACGTTTGAAAATCATTCCATTCTATAAAAATAAAACCTAGTTATATTTTATGATTATGAAATTAGTAACACAAAATAGAGTAATTATTGCCATATTAGTAACTATTATATTTAGTATATTATTTTTGCGTTCAAATATATTAAATCAAACGCAAGAGGGATTGGAGGAACAAATAAAATTGCGGTTATATGTCATTAATATGGAAAAAGATAAAACGCGATATCAAAAATTAATGAAACATTATAAAAACTCCGATTTGACATCATTGCCTGTAAACCGATATGAAGCAATTGTAGGTAAACAAGTTCCTCCTGAAAGTTGGTTGTCAAAAGATGCTTTAACCGAATTACAAATTATTGAAAAAAATGGATTTAGAACACATCATCATAGTGTAACTCGGGGTGGGTTAGGATGTTTCTTAAGTCATTATAATTTAGCAAAGCAATTAGTAGAAGATAATAGTGTCGATGCGTATTTAATTTTTGAAGATGATACTACCATGTTGCCAACAACTTACAACCAAATAATGAAATCTTTACAAGAAGCACCTAAAGATTGGGATATGCTATTGTTTTATACGATTCGCGCGGTTGGACATAGTGAAAACAAAACTTTCAATAAATTAAAGTCTTTTTGGGGAATGAATTGTTATATTTTAAATAAAGAGGGTGCCAAAAAATTTGTAGATGACGTTGACAAAACAAAAATAGATGGTCAGGTTGATTGTTATTTATCACGCATGATTCAACAAAAAAAAATGAATATTTATTCAACAAAAACCCATTTTGTATCATCAAATTCAATAGATACAAATATTCAAACATTATTAAAACCTCAACAAAATGTGGATCCGTATGACTATAAAGGATATCGTATATAATACGAAAATAAAACCTGTCATTAAATTAAGGTTGTTCATGTCATACCAGGCAATTCAATATACATCGTCAAAATTGCCTAGCGATTTTAATTGGAAAACATATTTAGAAATAAATGACGATGTAAAAAATGTATATAATGATGAAGAAGGTGCCAAACAACATTATTTGCGAGAGGGCATACGCCAACGACGATTATATAAAACGGTTAATTTACCTACAAATTTCGATTGGGAAATTTATTTAGGATTAAATCCGGATGTATATATTGTTTGTAAGAGCAAACCGGCATCTATTATGCATTTTGAAAAACATGGATGTTCTGAAAATCGTAAATATACGTTACAACATGGAGACATAAAAGACGATTTTCATTGGGAAAAATATGTATTGCGAAATCCTTCGTTAAAATCAATAGTTAAAAATAAAATCGAAGCAATTTGTCACTATTATAAAATTGGGAAAAAAAAAAATTTATCATACGAATGTGATTTACCCGAACCTGGAAAGATCCCCGAAGATTTCGATTGGAGAGTATATTGCGAAATAAATCATGATGTAAAACTTCAATATAATAATAAAAACAGTGTTGAACAACATTATTTGAACGAAGGGATTCATCAGAATCGAGTATATAAAGTGCCTGATAGTGAAATTCCGGAAGATTTTGATTGGAAAACGTATTTGGAACTAAATACAGATGTAAAACGTATTTATGCAACTGAAATTTTGGCAAAAGTACACTTTTTTATAACAGGCAAGAATGAAAAACGCTCTTACCGTTTTTATCATACTCCAGAAAACTTTGACTGGAAATTATATTTAGATTTAAATAGTACGATTACACCCGACTATAGGGTCAATGAATATACCGCAAAATTACACTATGATCTATTTGGACATCCTCAAGGACTTCCGTATAAAACCAATTTTGATAATATTCCCGACGATTTTAACTGGAAAATGTATAAAATAATGAATCGTGATATAGCTGATATATGTACAAATGAAATTACCTCAAAATGTCATTATAGTGAATATGGTATTTATCAAGCGCGAAAATATAAAAAGACATCAGAAGACTTAGAAATGGAGCAATCGGTCAAAGAATATGTGAATCATCCCTTTTTATTTCATAAATACTTATTGGGTATATCTTCCAAAACCAGTTCAATCCCATATAAGGAAGTTTTTGTCTCCAAATACAAAGATACTTATAAATTGGTAGCACATTTACATTGTTATAATATTGATCAATTCCATGGATTATATGACCCCTATTTGGAACAGATAAAACAACATTGTGGGTTACTGATAGTGACATTTACTATTGGAAATAGTAAAAATATGCGTAAAGATAGTTCGATTACATTACTACAATGTGAGAATATTGGTATGGATATAGGTGGGAAGTATGTATGTAATTATTATTTGAAAAAAAAGAGTATTTATTACGATTCTATTCTATTTTTACATTCTAAAACAGATGCTAGTTTGCGAAAACTTTATTGGGAACCATTGATTCATAATTTGTCTGATATTAAAGAGGGTTTGGAAAACGAATCGATTGGTATATACGTCCCACCGCTTGTTTATATGGGCGATTATGCGTGTGTTATTTACAAAGATCATTTCATTGAACCAAGAAACATTACATGTAAATGGAATTTGGGAAATTCTCTTTATGTAAATGATCTAGATCGATATTATAATTTAAATCGGAAAAATTATATGTTTCCGGAGGGAAATTGTTTTGTGTGTAAGAAAAAAATTGCCGATGGGTTATA